CGTATTGGCGAGCAGCGCGCTTCACTTGCTCGCGAGTGACTAGCCAGTTTGGCACTTCTGTCTGCCCTTGCTTTCCGGGGTGACGGGAACGCCTGACCTAAGTTCGTTGATCTTGACTTAGGTCAGACGCGGCCCGCCTCTCCACTCGTAGTCGCCCATCGGGCACTCACGTATTCCGCCGTAGTTGCCCGTGACTAGCGGGGTGCCGTCGTTCGGGCAAGCATCTGGAGGCTGCGAGTTATACGTTGCCTGATCGATCCGATTGGATTCGATGATCGACAGCAGGCCCCAGTACCCAGACCCGCTCATCAGGAGGCCATCGCTGTAATCGTCAACGACGAGGCACCGCTATAGGTGCCGGTGGTCGTCAGCTTGACGCGGAACAGGCCGCCGAGGAATCCATCGACGGCGGTGTTGTCGCCAAGCGCGCCGTCTGTCGGAGTTGCCAGCGTGGTCACGCTTCCCGCTGAAAGCGTCGCGATCCGAGTCAGGGTCGTTGTGGCAGCGGCAAGGTTCAGAATGTCGAACCACGTCACACCGCCGTCGAGCGTCGTCTGCACCCACGCCTTGCAAGCCGTCCCGCCAGCGGCGCGGACGAACTTGAATTGGATCGATAGAGTCTCGACCCGCCCAAGCGCAAACGACATCGCCCCGTCCGGGACTGTCGCAGTCTCGGCGGCAGCTAGCGTATGACTGAGCAGCGTTAGCGTCTGGGCCATCGATCTCTCCTTGTTTGCGCGGTGCCGGATCGTGAGAGGGTTACGATCCGGCACCACGACTCCCCGCACGGCACGTTAGGGCCGACGAAACGCGGTGCGGGTCTTATGCGACGACGCCCTTGATGATGGCGAAGTTGATGACGTCCGCAGACGTGTCCGCTGTGGAAGCGTGGAGATTCGTCACAGTAATTTTGAACGAACCCGCAGCGACGGTAGACACGAACGCAAAGGGCGTTCCAGTGCCGCCCGGCGTCATGTTCAGCACGATCACGTCGTATGCACCGACGAGAGTATTGGTCACCGTGAACTGAGCCTCGGCACCGGCGGCCAGCGACGCGTCGTCCGTAGTGATCTGGCCGACTGCCTTCGACAGTGTGATGGCGGTCGCGCGGCTTGTGAGTTGAGTAACCGCGCCGCCCGAATTGGTAGCGTAGCCAATCCCGTTCCCGGCGTGAGTCAGGAGCGAGTTCGTTGCGTCAATGGTCGCGAGCGTAACTGCGCTGGCGGCGTCGTCGGTAAAAACGAGGTCGCCGCTGCTCCACTTGGATCGAACATTTGTGACGGGCATCGGAGTCCATACCTTTCGGTTGAGCCGTGGTTCGGCTTACTTCTCAGACTTGTCTGACTTCGGCTTCGGCTTCTTCGCGTACTTACTAAACGGAGGGAACGGCATTGGAGCCCTTCGACACTGGAGCATCGTGGATCTGTTTGTTCATCTGCACGATGGCCTGCTTGGGAACGGCCAGCCGCTCGCGCCCCGTATGGATGCAGACGGTCAAACTCTTTGCCGAGCAGTACCGAGATCCACATGCCTTACAGGGTGCGAGCGGCATCCGATACTCCCTAGGAAACTGCCGACCCGAGTTGGGCTGGCGCGGACGGGTAGCTGAGACCGACTAGGATGTACAGCGCCCCGCCCAATTGCGGGTTCCCGCCAACATCAGCAATGGTCAGGTTCATCCAATCGAACCCGTTTGCAACGTCCATCAGGCTCGCGTCAATGTAGAACGCCACGAGACCCTGCTCTTCAGCAGCGGTGGCGTTCATCGTGTAGGTCGCGCCCGGAACAGCGTCGGCGGTGGTCTCCGACCACGTCGACCCGGCTGCGAGCAGCCCTGCGTGCTGCTTCAGGAACACTCGACGAACCGCCGCTAAATCTTTCAGGCCAGTCCCCGTTTTGTCCGTCGCCTGATGAACGACGAGGATCGGGTCTTGCCCGGCGGTTCCTGCTCCCTTGTAGAACACGACGAGCACGCCAGCAGCGTTTGCCAGATTGACGTAGTCGCCAGTATTAGCGCCGGTGTCCAAGTCCACCGGGATGATCGCCGGGATGATGTCCAATACGTCTCCGAGAGGCAGAGGGAAAGCCATGTTGTGTTATTCCTTTCGCAAAAACTGCTATGCGCGGGCGGCGAGAGTGACGATGGGGCTCAGGGTGTTCGTGCCGTGAGCAGGCGTCAGCGCCGACTCCAACCACGGACGACCATCGAGCCGCTCAACGAAGCGCCACACCGTTTCGTCCGTTGTGAACTTGACGTGAGGGCTAGAGGCCATCGACAGTTCCTGCCGGTCACCGATGACGTAGTAGGACGGGTCAACAAAGATGATGTCGCCCTCGTCGCCGAGAGTCTGAGCGTGCTCGGTGAAGATCACCGGGCGGCCCCACATCGTCATCGGGAACGCGCCCTGCGCGCCACCGGGTGCAACCCATACCGCCGAGCCGCCGGTGCCAACCGCGAGGCTCATCGCCGCTAGCTGCGGCATAACGTCGATGTTCGCAATCCATACGCCACGGCTCCGAGACGTTGGCAACATCCGCGAGTACATCTTGTTGAGGTTCTCGTAAAGGATCGTGTCTGCGGCCTGACCTGATTCCTTCGCGACTGTAACCTTGCAAGCCGCATTGAGAAGCCCGAGCGGCTGGCCTACGCCAGTTCCGTTGATGAAGGCTTCATCCTCGAAGAATGTGATCGCCTGCGGGAACAACTGAAGCAGTACGGCCTCAAGTCCGATGGCCGAGTCAGCCAGTAGTTCGTTGCTGCTGACCGTGTAGCCAGTCAACTTCTTTGCCACCAACTGCATCTGGCTGAAGGTCGGCTCCGACTCGGTCAGCGTCGCAGCCTCCGACTCCCAGTAAGCGACCACGCCACCGAACACGCTGGAAGCGTGGCTGGTGTCCTTGATGGTCGGCATCCGCATCGTCGAGGACGACATCGGAACGGTGAACGCGAGCGGGCGAATGATGGAAGCCTCAAGTGAGAGCGACAGCAACTCGGCTCGGAACTCCTCGGGCACTAGGAACCCGCCGGTATCGCCCGCGCCCTCAGCCAGCGCCGCCTTGATTACTCCGCTATCACCGACCGTCATCAATCCTTCGTCGATGCCGCGCCCATTGTTGGCTCGGTAGACCGACTGCAAGAAGTCGCCCATGCGCTCGAACTTGCCATCAAGCGGAGCGCCTGCGGCGCGGCTGTTGTGCTTGTCCGTCGAGTACGGGAGACGCTTGGTGTTGGTGCTCGCGGTCGAAGCGATCAGAGCCTTCGCGTGATCTTTTACGTGCTCGTCAAAAGACTCCTGCGCGGCTTCTCCGGTAGTGCTCCACCAATCGGTCATCTTGCTGGTGATGGCCTGAGCCAGCGCACCTTCCTCGTTGAGCAGATCGTTCAACTCATTTTCGCTCGTGACCTCTGGCATCATTTGACCTCCGCAAAACTTCTAGTGAGCAGCGCCGCTAGGTCGATGCTCATTTCTAATTGGTTGGGTTCTTCGCTGTACACTTCAGCTTCTTCGATCTCCTCGACCGCTTCGATCTCCTCGACCGCTTCGGGCTCGGTTACTTCATCGCCGCCCCAATCGACATCGTAGAACGCCGCGAGGTGCTGGCGGCACAACGCAACAACGAGCGTGTCGAGCAGGTTGCACTCGGGCATCTGGCACAGACCCGAGTTCATCATCAACAGGAGGTCGGTGCTGACTCCCTTGATGTCGGCGTTGCCGCTGGCCACGGCCTTCACTTCGTCGAATTGCTCGTGCGCCATCTCCTCGATGATCTCCATCACCGGCGACATACCATCAAGGCCCTTGAGAGCGTGAGCCATCTGCTGCAACGCAGCCGGGTTGCTTGGTACGGCAACGTGCGAAGTTTCGAGGAGCTTGTGGCCACGCAGGAACTCAATCCCGCCGCCGCCCATCTCTTTGACCTCGCCGGGAATGAACCCCACCGAATAAGCCGCCTTGCCTCGGCGAACCAACTCGAAGCCCCAATCGGCTTCGGGGTTCCCGCGCCCTACAATGTAGACCGCTTCGCCTCGCAACTTTTCACCGTCACGCTGAACGTCAGTCCAGTCGCCGATCTGGTGCATCAGGCTTCCGTAGTTGTGGGATGACAGCAGTACCGGATGGGCGAGGAAGTCGTCGAGGTTCCAGCCAGCCGCTCGGATGACGTCACCGTCTCGGTCTTTCGACTCGTCAGACATGGTCGCGAGTACCGCGCCACGCTCTTCGTCGATGACCTTGAGTTCAGGGCGAAAGACCTTGAACTGCACGAACACCTCCAAATAAAAAGCCCCGCCTCTGAACCACTGCGGGCGCAGTGAATGAGACGGGGCACTTAGGCCACTTAAAGCAAGACTGGCGACGAGCGCGCGGCTTACCTGTTCATCAAGTATGCACGACGTGTCAATAGGCGATGCCGCCTCCTCGATCTTCCACGGCGCGGAAGTCATCAAAGGCGTCGCGGGCGTCTCGGAGAATCGCGTCTAGGTTGCCAGCAACGAGGTCGGCGGATCGGGCGGCGCTTACCTCGGCCTCGTCTCTAGCTTCGCGGTATGCCGCAAAGCTAATGTTGAGCGACGGATAGGCGTCAGCATCCACGCGCACCGCTCGATACGCGGCGTCATTGGCCTCCGTGTTGGTTCGGTAAGCGGAGTAGGCGGCGTCTATCATTGCATCCCGCCGCGAGATCCAGTCTGCATCGGCTTCATTCCCACCGTCGAGAATTGCGCGGGCGGCGTCGTGGGCGGCAAAGGCGGCAGCCGTCGAGGCAGACGGATCAGATGCAAGCGAATTGATCAGCGAGTCAATGATCAGCTTGACGCTCGGGAGTAGTTCGTTGGCTCGGTTGGTCATATCGGCGGCTCCTTGGACGTTCGGGGATTCGGTGTGCCGGGGGAAGCATCGCCGCCCCGGCTCGGTGCTCTGGTGCCGCTACTCTCCGAGCCGCGCCCGGTCATCTGCTTCGCAGGCTTCGTCGTATTCAGCGTTTGCGGCACTCACGGCGCGCACTACTTCGCGCCGCGCGGACTGGTAAGCCTCGTCCAACTCCGCCAACTCTTCTTCCACATGATGCGCGAATCCGCTCGCGTCGCCACTCCCGCCCCAGAACGCGCTGAGCGCGCTTGTCAGAGTATCTGTGAGAGTGACGCAAGCCGCATCCAGCGCTTCGTCGAACGCGTTCGTGGCGTTCTGCATGTTCGTGTCGGTCATCTTCTGTGCTCCTGTGCTCTGTGCTCTTGGTCGATAGGAGAAGAATACTCCTCTTCTTCTTCCCTTGTCAACTGAGGTGACAGGGAAAGTTTCACGCGCTGCCGGTGGGCGGCGCGTACTCCTACATGGAGTCAATGGTAACGAGGAAGTCGCTCGGGATGAGTGCCTGCGCGGCGGCGATCTCTTGCTCGTCCTGAGTGGCGGTGTGGCGCTCGCCCTTGCTGTAATCTACCAGCGCGCCGGACTCTCGCAGTGCCGCGCCGATTGCTTCATAGGTGCGAGGGAACTCTGAGGCCAGTGGCCGCATGATGTGCCGCGCCGCGTGACAGTGCCAGTAGGCGGGGACTGCGGCGTGGAAGTCTACTTCAAATGTGTCGAGGTAAATGGCGGCGGTGATGTCGGTGGTGGTCATTGTTGGCTCCGGTGCTCGGTGCTCTGTGCTCTGGTGCTCTGGTGCCCTGTGCTCGGTGTTGGTGCTATCCGTTGAACGAAAGCCCGGCGAGCAGAGCGTTGATGACGACCTT